TCCTTCATCAGTGTCAATACTGATAACTGAAATTTGTTGTGTATATTGTGTTGCTCCTCTTCTATCTTTATATGCCAGCCGAGAATGCGTTTCAAGTTGAGTTTCAATATCTTCCATTAAAGCATCAAGAGCTTCAACTGCATCTTCTTCATGTACATAGCAACGAACGGTAACACTAAGAAATCTATCTTTGTAGCCGCCGCCTTGGTAGTCTCGACTTTCGCTACCTGCATTTAAATGTACTGCAGGAAATTCTTCCACTTCATCCCAAAACTTTAAACGAGGATGTACGTTTCCAAATAAATTAGTATGAAACTCTCCATCTCCATCAATTTCTTTAAGTTTTTCAGCCAAAGCATTTACAATAGACATACGACGAGTAGAGTAAACTCTTTTTACATCTGTGCTCACTTATACTCTCCTCGTGTAGAATCTTCCAAGGGCAAATTGTGCAGCAACTTGTCTTATAGAGGTGTCAATTAATTTTCTTGGATCTCTCTCGACGCTTCCCTGTCTATAACCTGGCTCAAATGTTTGGTAGGGATACTTCATGTAAGTATAACCAATACTTGGAAAACCTCGTGCAGTATTAGCAATGTCCGTTACTCTTACGGAAGAAGCAAAACGCCCTGTTTGATAGTTAAGTCTTGGGCTTTCCATATTTTCCGCTACTGTTTTTGGTATTTGTTGATTAAGTGCGCCTAATAAGGCCGCTATAGAGTACTGAGATGCTCTTACTCTTGATTTTGGCATAGAAGATGCATCAATAGAATCGTCCCGTATAACCCTAACAGCTTTTTTAGATTTTGTTTTTTTAGTTGCCTTACCTTTAGAGTTTTCTCTTATTTCTTTTTTCTTTTTTCCAGTAACTTTTGCTCTTTTAGGTGCAAGTTCGTAAAGTACTACTTGAGAAATTCCATCTTTTAATGTAGTAGAACCTTTTAAATTAGCAATATCTTTTAGTTCTTGTTCTAAAGCATTTAAAGCGCTAGCTTCTAACTTTGCTTGAGTATTATTATCTATTGCTCTTTGCCAAGATAATACTGGAGTATAAGTTTTTTGAAGTCCTAGCTCGCTGTTAATTATTTGCTTATGATTGATTTCTAGCCCAAGTGTTTGTTCATATTTTGTAATTATACTTTGTATTTTTGGGCTTGCTCCACCTGACATTTTTTTTAATCTTGCCACGCGAACACCTGAAGTAGGAACACCGTGTCCTGCTTCTTCGTGACCTAATTGAGCCCCAAACTTATTATCCTTACCACCTAGTAACTCTAATTTAGCGTCTTCTTTTTTTGTGAGATTTTTAAAGCCTTTCTCGTTTTTTAATACATCTCGAACTACTTCTTTTAGTAATTGACCTTTTGCATTTTTTGCACTTGCGTAACTTTTTATATAAAAAACATGGTCATTCTGTCTAATGCCAGGCAGTTTAGTCTTTTTTAAATCTACTAAAATATCTTTAGGTACTTGGCCTTCCAAGCCCTTAAGTCTAGCAGAAAAAGTATCCCAAACTTTATTTCTCAGGTTTTGGTTTTCGCTTCCTTTTAGTCTAGGCACTAATTGAGTTAATAAAGCAGAAAATCTTGTTCTATTTATAATAAGAATTTGGCCTATTTGGTTCTCTAACTGTTTTCTTACACTTTCTTCAGCAGCATCTGCAGTCTTTGCTAAATCCTTCAGAAGCTTGTCAGCCATTTTCTTTAGATTTTTAGAAGCCATTAAAAGTTTTTATACATATCCAAGACACGTTTAATGTGGTCAGGGAATCCTCTTCCGTCTCCAGTGCCAGGATTTTCAATAGTAGCACCTGCGAGAGTTCTGCGTTGAGTATGCTCTTCTTTATGGTAATATTGTACCAAATCGAGACAAGCAAGTTTTAAATCTGCAGGAGTTTCTGCGTATCCTGCAGTATAAGTTACACGAACCGCTCCTGGCCCTTGCCTCCAATTCTTATAACTACTTCCACCTGTTGTACGAATAACACTATCTGTAGTAGCATCAAAATAATATTCATAGGCAGCAGTAGTTAAAGTATTATAAGAGTCTTCGTAGGTATTTCTTTCTTCTACAGATACGATTGTATTTACAGGACTTTCTGTAAGTTGAACAATATGAGTATCCCAGTTAATATTAAAAGTTTCTACTTTGTTTGTAGAGTAGTGGTCAATAATTGAATTGCCACAGTAAGTTTTTACTAATTGACTTACGGATTCAATAAGTGTGCGAAGACGAGCATCATCTTTGACACTTGACAAGTTTTTAGAGTCTTTATACTCTTCTAATGTAATTAAATCTGCCATAAATCAATTAGTAAAAACTTGGGGAGGCGAACCTCCCCAGTTTATGCAGCAATTAAGCTACTGCGTTGAGTCGAACTACAGATACGTCAGTAGTACCGTTGTTAGCAACGAGCTGGTTAAAGCCCAGAGACTGAGTAGCAACGATAACGTTACGCTGGTTCATTACTTCGTAATCTTGCTCAACATTTACACCACGCAGACGTGGGATAGCAAAGTTACGAACGTTGACTGCCAGGCCAACACAAGCATTGTCAGCTTCCGCTGGGAAGTTGTCAGATACGATTACGGGCGTACCATAAATCGCACCTACCTGACCGGTAAGCTTGGTAGCAACGTCAGAACCTACATCAGTGATATCGGCAAAGCCGGCATCAGCGATCAGGTCGTAGTAACGCTTCTGAGATACAACGTAAACCAGCTCATCAGGCATCATGCCATACTTACCCATCAGCTTACGAGCAGACAGGAAGTCAGCAGCGTCTACTGAAGTAGTAGCAAGAGCAGCGGCAGATACAGAAGTATCAAAGATGTTAGTACCTGCAAGCTTAATCAGACCATCAAAGTCGTCAGAGCCAGCAGTATCGTGGTTCAGCAGAGCATCGTCTACAGCGCGAGCGTGTGAACGTGCAACTGATTCTACGAGCATAGGCATCAGATTGATCAGGATTTCCTCGTCAACGTGGTTATCCATCAACGTGGTTGAAATCAATCGGTAAGCCTTCAGAACTACCTGAGCAGGCTGAGGAGCAGCGCCGCCGCGAGTAGTCAAGTTACCTGAAGTAGCTGCACCAGTCTGGAACGTAGCCAGACCTGTATCCTGTTGGATGGGCAGTACTTGAGCTTGAGAATTGATCTGGATCTCACGAAACGCACGAGCCAGTCGCAGTTCACGCATGATTTCCTTCTCAATTTGGCTAGATACTTCAGTAGCGATGTTAGGAGCAGAAGATGAATAAGTTACACCAGCTTTCTCAAGGATACCCCGACCATAAGAAGTGCCTTCCATGCCTTTACCAGTCATTACACCCAACAGGTGAGCGTGCATGAACTCTTTGCCCCACTTAGAAATGGTGTCGCCTTCTGAACGATCAGAGAATACACGCTTAGACTCACGCATCTTAGTGATTTCTTCGCTCTTTTCTTCCAGTTGCTTTTGATAAGACAAAATTACTTCGTCGATCTTAGCATCTTTCTCAGACAGCCTAGCTTCGATGTCAGCCATCAGGCGCTCAGCACCCGACTCAACACCAACGCTTACAGCAGCCTTGACTTCTTTTTCTTGAGCAGCTTTTGCTTCTGCTTCTGCAGCAGCTTTCTCTTGAGCTTCTGCAGCGGCTTTTTCTGCAGCTGCTTTTTCTTCGGCCTGCTTCATTGCGATCTTTGCAGCAGTCTCATCTGCTACGCGCTTCGCGAATGCTTCCAGGTCGATTTCGGGAGTTTTGTTCTCTTCCGACATTTTGATCTCCTTTTGGACTTTGTAGTCCCTTTCCGGTGTGTCACTAGCTACTTCTGAATCTTCAGTTTTAGCCAGAGACTGACCGGCTAGATCCACACAGTTTTTAAATTGTTTTTTGAAATCTTCGTACTCATCTATTGAGTCAAAAGACTTAGCCAATGAAAAAGTTGCTGCCTGATTACAAGGTACAGATACAACTGATACCTCGAATAATTCAGCATCCTTAATCTTTAATCCGTCGGTTTCACTAAGATAATCAGCATCCTTGACTCGGAAACCGACAGAAAAGGCTCCAAGGACACCGTCTTTAACAAGGTCCGCTACAGCACCAGAAGGTACTACAGCACTTTTTGAAATTTTTGCTTTTAGCTCAAGGCCGTTTTCAGTAACCTTGAGACCAGTTGCTCTACCAATTGGGTGGTTATAGTCGTGATTAAAAAGAATAATAGGATTCTTTTCAAAATTGGCTAAACCACCTTTTGTCCACGCAGTTGCATCAATAGTATCGCCTGCACGATCAAAATCAGAGGTACTAGCCATACCGCAAATATGTACGCCCCCATCTTCATCTATATCTAAAGACTTAAACGTAGAAGTTAGATTAAAAATCTTATTCATCGGCACTATCCATTTCTTCTGCAGGGGCAGGCTTGCTCAAAGGACTAGGCTTGACTGCCTTTGGTGCAGGGGTTGGTGCGGGCTTAGGCGGCTCCGGTTTCTTACCCAATTCAGGGTGCTTCAATTTAAGTGCATGAGTAAGGAACTTCCATGCCTTAAAACTTCTTTTTACCGAAATAGCGTGAATAGCATCTTTCGGTCCTACAATATTCATATATGATTTGTAGTCAATATCAAGAGGTAGCTCAAACTCTTTAAAGTGCTTATATGCGGTATCCAGCACAAGTTGCTTTTGTCGAACTGCCATTAATCTTCTCCTTCTTCAATAGGGCGACCGCCCTCGTCTGGATTTGTTGCACTTCCTGCAATATTTGCAGGTACTCTTAAGTCATCAAATCCTTCAATCAGCTCGAAGTTAAGTGCTTCACGAGCTTCGTTTGGACTAATAATGCCAGTATTAACAAGAGCTGAGTAATACTGTGCTTGATCTCGAAGTTCCGGCTGCAGTGCTGGAATTTCACTTACGTCTTCCGTTAACTCAAAACCAAAATATCTTTCAAGAGCAAGGTTAATTTTTTGTACAATGGGAAGAATTGTCTCAAGGTAGTACATTCGCATATTTGGACGAAGGTTTGCATTATTACCTGAGTCAAGCATAATTGGAGGTATACCCAGAGCTTTTAGAATAATCTTCTCATTTTCAGAAATTGCCGCTTGAAAATCTAATTCTCTGAAGTTTACATTTGAAATGGAATCTACTTCAATTCCGCCATCAAGTATGAGAGGTCTGCGACCCCCTGCATCAGGACGGTATCGAGCTGTCCAAGATTGAATCATGCGCTCCTTAATCTTTTCAGACAAGGTATTAGGAGACTTAAGTACAAGACCCGGGACAGCTCCATTCTTAAAGAAATTGTCCTGAAAGTCCCGCATATTCTTCATAAGAACCATTGTCCGCAGCGCAGGTTTTAATCGAGAAACTCCTCTATAAATTGAGTAGAAAGAGTTTTCTTTAATATGAATAATCTCACTTGGAGAATAATTCACAGCTTCATTATAAGTAAACTTATCAATATAAGTTGTTTCACTTGCATGAATAGTCATCTTACTTGCAGGCAAGTGATAAAGATGTACTCCATCAAAATAGATAAAAACGTTTCCATCTATAATATAATCGGTAATCAGATTGCGACGAAATGTACTAATGTCCTGAAAAAGGTTTGGCTCTTTATTCAAAAGAAGATTTACTCTTGAACGTTTGATACCTTTTACTACACTGTTTCCAGGAGATTGCAGTCCGACTTTTACATCAATCTCTGCACAATCATCTACAATCATATTTACGCCACGATTAACGACTTCTAAATCTTCATACGCTCGCTCATAGCTAAACGTAGGCTCTCGTGACGAGATAGTTTTCTCAGTAAAATATGGCTGTGCAGGATTTAACTTCTCCTCCATATCTTTATTCTGCCAAAATTTATACCAAGCCATATTTTTCTCTTTGAATCTCTACCCACCTTTTCTGCTTTTTAGCAGTTCCAAGGCTAGGGTTTCTTCCGTAAATGGAATGAAGCTGCAAATGATGATCGTGACAGATTGTTACAGTTTCTTCATAAAACTCACTGTGACACTCTTCAATAAATTCATCTCTCCAAATTACAATGTACTCATCAGTATAGTGTAACGGTCTCTCTTTCTGTTTTTTGCCTAGCCACTGTTTTAGTAAAGGACTAAGAGAATAAAAGTGATGAAAATCAAGTTCTGTTTGCTTTCCACAGATGTAACATTCAGAACCTTTCTCGTATTTGGATTTAGCTCGGTCTCGAATGTATTTTATTGGATCTCTCTTGAGCTTTTTCATATTTATTACCAGAATTATATCGTGGGGAAGGTAATTTGTCAATAATTATTTTTCTTAGGTATCTTTAAAACCCGCTCTGGCTTGTTTCGAAAGAGTACAAAGCATATCGAAGTGCATCCGCCATGTGTGAGGCTCGATTATGCTTTGGCTTTTCTTTTGCCAGATTTGGATTTGGGTCCCATTGATATTGATCTAAGCAGGCTAACACTTCTCCGCATCTTTGATCGACCATTAAAGTATCATTGTCCACTATACCCGCTACGTGCGCGATTCCATCTAATACAGACTTTTTCGCATTTATAGTTGAAATATCGTAATTTTGTGCGAAGTCATATCGAGTCTGTTGGGCGGCCGAATCTATATAAACATAATCAATATCATATTTATCAATCATATCCCTGATAACAGACGCGTGTTGTTCCGTTGTTTTTTCGGCGTCCAGGTATTCATCCAGTACATAGTACAGACCTTCATCCCAATCATAAGCAACAACGCAAAAAGCAGTTGGGTCTCGATAACCAACGTCAAGTCCCGCAAATACATCCATTCTTCGAGTTTCTAAAACGTCATTATTTACTATACATTTTTCGTGATTGAAGTTCCATATCTGTCCTTCATAAGTATTGAAATCTGCTTCGTACTCTTGTCGGAACTCAGCATCGGACATACTTTTTCGAGCCTCTTCAATATCGCTCTCAGACATTCGAGGATTATCTTGATAAGTCGCTCGTATCGAGCACCATTCGGAAAATTCATCATTAAAACCTCTATCGAAAAACTCAGCAAACCAGTTATTCCTGCCGCGAGGCGTAGAGATAAACAGAGCTTTTGAGTTCTCCTTATCTAGAGTAGGTCGAAGTGCGACATTAAAGGCATCTTTTCCGTCTGCTAACGCTG